TTCAGAAAGTACTATGCGTTGAATACGTTCTACGGTACGTGCAAAGCGTATATCCTCTGCAGCTAAAGTAGCTTTACCTGTCAAGTCTTTTTCATACCCCATAAAGGCTTTGGGAATCTTTAACGCTGCAAATAACTTATCACGTAAATAGTCAACATCTTCTATACCATTGTACTGGAGTCCTGGTACTGTATCGATTCTAGTTGTAGTATCATTACCACGAACAGGTATAAAGTAATCTTCTAAAAGGTTTTGAATGTTATACTTTAAGTTATACTGTCCGGTTTGTGGATCAATATAAGGTATCTTTTTCATTTTAGAGATCATCTTCTGCATATAATTCTCTACCTCGTTTGGAGGAATAGAACCTACGTTAAGATAATAAGCTCTCTTATCAGGAGCTCTTACGATACGGTGAATCATCATCGCATCTTCCATTAATACTAATTGCTTAAATACTTTTCTACCTGGCTCTAAATAAGAACGTCCGTAAGGAAGATAATTCACATCGCCTATAAGACGGAAGTGAGCCATTTCGAAGTTTTCGAAGAAAATAGTATCTGCTCCACTTCCTAATAAGTTAGCATACGTTGCTTGATACCCACTAGCCCCACTAGCTACAGCAGTTGGGTCATATTTAAACTTTACGTAAGAAGGATTTTTTATATCTGTTCCTTCTTCTCTTACAATAGTATATGCAGAGAAAGGAATTACATTATATACACCTACCTTTTCAGCAATCTCTAGCTTTAAATAGAAATCACCAAACTTACACATATTTCTAATCCAAGACCATAAATTAAATTCAATATTTAATACGTCGTAGAATAAATTGTATAGGATTTTTTGAATATTCTCATCAGATGAACGTATCTGTAATACTTCTCCTTGCTCGTTCTTTAACGTTGATTCGTCAGATATAATATCTAACGCTGATGCTATGATAGCTTCAGTATCCATTGCCTCATAATCAGCATAAAGCTGAATACGCATTGTGGTATAATTCTGGGAGGTATTTAAATTATAGGAGTAAGAGTTAGAAGTTGTATATACCTTATTAAATCTATCTACTAGAGCATTAGTCTGTAAAACACCTTGAGTTTGGATACGATCTGTATCCATTACCTTCACTTCGTTACCTCCAACATTACGGATTATTACATCAGTTGAAAAGAGTCTCTTTAATCTATCAAAAACATTACTGTCTGCCATGTATATAAATATTAAATATTATAATAACCAAGTGATGTCTTCGGCATTACCGTAAGTATCTTTCATTTTCCAAGGTGGAAGTTCTCCGCTTGCTGGGTTACCTGTATAAATAGAAAAGCCGCTGTTAGATTTATGTACGCTGTTCATAGTAGCTCTAGCTAAATCTAATCCTGTTTGAGTAAATCTCATTGCTGTATCTCTCAAAAATAAACCTATGGACCAAGCCATTACTAAATCGTCATTATAACCGTGCAATGCTTCAGCCCTACCGCTTTTCCAAATAAACGTTCTTAACTCCTCCATGAACCTTTTAGACTGAAAGCTGCAAGACTTTTCATGAATATAGGTAATTAATTTCGAGATTACAAGCGGACGAGTCCTTTGGTTAGTAGAAAAACCAGGAACCATTCCTTCTCCGTTTTCATACTTAGTAATATACATTTCTATATTAGTTAAAGCTACGTCTGATCTTGGTGAATAATAAAGGTTTTGATAACCTCTTTCTATTGCAGTTTGAACAACATCCCAACCTATATTTGCGTTTTCAATTATTAGAATAGCGTTATTCCATTCGGTAGCTACTGTAACCAACATGTTACCGTAATCTCTAGTTCCCATTTGACCTTTATACTCACCTACCTGTTTAGCTAACTCTATATCCATTACATGGAAAGCAGAATAGTCTTTACCGTCTCCTCGGGCAACGTCAGCTATTACAGCATAACTTCTAGAATAATCTGGATACTCCCATCTCCAATAGTTCCCGTCTATACCTTCTTTAGATATAGGGTCCATTATAGATGTAGTTTGGTACCAGTTTAAATAATCTGGGTCAATTACGGTATTACCTGATGTACTAAAGTCGCAATCACATTCCTGAGCTGCATCTCTTGGTCCAAGAATAGCATCTTGTTCGTCTCTCCATTTCTGAGTACGTTCTGGGTGTACTGTCCACGGTAAAGAAATAGGTAAAAATTTATTTTCCCCTGTTTGAGCCTTTACAAAAGTTTTATGAAACCAGTTACCAGTACCATTAGGAGTTGAAATAGCTATACATTGACCACCAGTAGCTAACGTTTGTTGTGCCGCAGTAAAAATTTCATCTACTCCATTAATAAACGCAGCTTCATCAAGTACTAATAGCGATACTGCTTCAGAACGACCAGCATCAGGTGAAGCTGCTACGGCTTTTATCTGAGAGCCGTTAGATAAACGTAGACTTAGTCGGTTATCTTCATCTGCTTTTATCTTTAACCAAGAAGGAAGGTTATTATATGCAAAACGTACTTTAGTAACCATATTCTTTGCAGTTTCCTGCTTAGTAGCTACTACTAAAACGTTTTTATCCCTGTGAAATAGCATTAACCATAGCGAATATGCCGATACTAATGTGGAAATACCAAGCTGTCTTGACTTGTTAGTAATGTTATACTCATTATTTTTAAAGATATGCAGTACTTTTTCCTGAAAAGGATATAATGCGAATTGAATTCTACCACGTTGAGGATGTTGAATCCAGTAGTATTTTTTCATGAAATAAGCAGGATCTGTCGCACATTTGACAAATTCCTGCTTTATCACTTCTTTAATAGCGAGTTGCTCGGACATAGACTATTTTATTTTACTTAGCTATTAACAGCACAGCTGCACCACCAAGTAGCACATAGTTGGCCATTTTATGAAGTTTATTCTTCAAAAATAACTTTTTATTTTCACTCTTTAACTTTTCGTACTCTTTCTCCCAACCATCTATCTGCGTATCTTTATTAGTAACTAGATTTTTGTAATCAGTTTCTTTTTCTTTGTACACATCAATCATCTTATCTTTAATCTGTACTCTACCTTCTAAAATTAATATAGTACTATCTTTTAATACTATTTCTTTTTTAGCCCCATCATACCTAACTAAATCTACTGCGGTATTTAGTATAACAGGTTCAGCTACTGGTAGAAGATTAGATACAGTATCGCCAGGATACCTCTTATTAAGATTTGAAACTAAAGCTGAATTATTAAGTTGTTGAACTTCTTCTACAGCTGTTTCAGTCTTTTCTCTCTCTACTATTATTTCAGACTGTTTATTAGAGTACCTATCTAGAAGCTGCATATCAACAGCATTCATTACGGCTATTGTAGAATCCTTTTTAAGAATACTTAATTGTAATTGTTCGGCAGCTAATTTTAAACTATCTAGTCTAGTTTTAAACTTAGAGTCGTCATATCCACTTCTTTCAAAGAGAGTATATAGTATTCCTACAGCAACTATTATAGCTACAGCAATAATTATAAACTTACCGCTTATTACTAGGTTACGCAACGTTTCCTGTTAGTTTTGAAATAATATTATGAATCGAATCAACTTTATCACTAAAGCTATTAGCTAAAGAATCAAAAGCAGCAACATCTATACCTGCTTCATTTAATTTAGTAACACTTATAGTTCCTTTTCTTGAAGATACAGATTTATTAGCTTCTTTTACCTCGTTAACTAAAGCTCTAATAGCACCATTTACTTTACTTTCTAAAAGTTGAAATGCTTCTTTATATTTATAGTTCGTTACTTCAGTAGGTTTAGTTTTAAAAGTTACTATAATATGGTTACCTACTTTAATAGATTTGTCTACATCATCATGTAATGTATTTAAATCTTCTAAGATAGAGTAAATAGGCTTTTGCAATTCACTATGCTCTCTTTCTAATTTTTTTAACTCTACGCTAAGTTTTTCTATCTGATCATTCATTTTAGCAAGATTCATTACTGATTGCCCTAAATCAGATTCCTCGGTTACTTCGATTTCCCCTAAGTTTTTTTTTTCATGCGACATTTCATTCATACCATCCTCATTATTACTAATTTTCATATCATTTAACTCAGAGGTAAACATTTCCTTAATGTAATTAACTACCTCTTTAGCAGGATATTTTCCAGAAAACATTTCATCTTCCATAAAAGGAACATCGGTACGACATCCTAACTTAGTAGCCATTTTCTTTAAAAGACTTTCAACATTACGATACGCATCTACATCTTCTCGGTTTCTCCTTCTACTATTTAAAGCATTTACTAATTCAGGTGTATGAGCGTTTACTACCGAATCTACATCAGCTCCTGTAGCTTCATTCATACCATCTTCATCGTCGCCGATTTCCATAGTATCTCTATCTAAATCAGCTTGAAGATTTTTAATCTGTTGTGGAATATTACCTATCATTTGCTTGTATTGGTGAATATCAATCATGCCGGAAGTAAATTTT